GCAAAGTGGTTTGACGAAGAAGGTAAACCACAGCAAGGTCGATTTGAAGGTTACACCGCAAGATGTTTCCTACATGAATTTGACCACCTACATGGTGTTCTATATAGGGACAAGGTATCTCGACTCAAATGGGATAGAGCTCTCAAAAAGAAATCAAAAATAACAAAGCAACGTAACCAATTAATGGCATACATGGCGAACGCTCAAGCAGCAATGGATAACGCCAAAGCCGCTCAGGAGTAATATGAAGATCGCGATCGTTACCGATATACACATCGGTGTCCGTGGAGATAGCAAAGTATTCCACGAAGTTCAGAGAAAGTTTTTCGAAGAAGTATTCTTTCCATATATTGATGAACATGGTATCACAACTGTGTTTGATCTTGGAGATACATTTGACCGTCGTAAGTATATTAATTATTCTTCACTATCGGCAGGTAAATCATTCCTCTTCGATAATTTAGCAAAACGTAATATTGATTTCCACGCACTTGTTGGTAATCATGATACTTATTATGCAAGTACTAACGAAATCAATAGTATGAATCTATTGACCAAAGAGTATCCGCAGTTTACTTTATATCAAGATACAGCAGTTGAGTTAGAACTTGGTTCAACTAAATTCCTTATGCTGCCTTGGTTAAATAAAGAGAACGGCGAAAAGAATTTGGAAATCGTTCGTAACTCTGATGCTAATATATTAATGGGACACCTTGAAGTAAAAGGTTTCGAGATGATGAAAGGTGCGTTATGTACGCATGGTATTGATATGAACGTGTTTAAGAATTTTGAATCTGCGTTCTCTGGTCATTTTCACCATCCGTCAAGATATGGTAATGTTGAGTACCTTGGATCACCGTATGAAATGACATGGTCTGATTATAAAGGTAGTCGAGGATTCCATGTATTTGATACTGAAACAAGAGAGATAGTTAAAATTGAGAATCCTAATCGTGTATTCTATAAAGTATTTTACGATGATGAAGATTGGACAGTTGATACTGTTGCCAATTACGACGTCGAACAATATAAAGATACATATGTAAAGGTCATAGTACAAAATCGTACCAATGCTTATCTATATGATATGTTTATGGGCCGTATGTCAGAGTGTGGTGCTGTTGATGTTCGAGCCGTTGATGATCATATGAATTTAGACGCAGAAGGTGTTGATGAGATACTTGATGAAACTAAAGATACAACTGAAATCCTATCGCAATATATTGATGGTCTTGAAACCAATGTTGATAAGGTAAAGGTAAAAGGATTGGTTGATGAATTATATCATGAGGCGCTTAGTTTATGAGAATTAATTTTGAGAAGGTAAAGTATAAAAATATATTATCCACAGGAAACGTATTCACTACTATACCGCTTAACGAAGTACCTAGTACATTAATCGCAGGTTCTAATGGTTCAGGTAAGAGTACATTGCTTGATGCAATTGTGTTTGGTCTATACGGTCGACCTTTTAGAAATATCAATAAAGCTCAGTTAGTTAATTCTATTAATAACAAAGAACTTATTGTTGAACTATACTTTAGTGCAGGTGGTGATAAGTATATGATTCGTCGTGGTATCAAACCTAATCTCTTTGAGATATGGAAGAATGGTGCAATGATTAATCAAGATGCATCTGTTCGAGATTATCAGGCATTCCTTGAAGAATCTATTTTAGGTATTAACTTCAAAGCATTCAATCAAATCGTAGTACTTGGTTCTGCTACTTATATTCCTTTTATGGAATTGAGAGCATATCAACGTCGAGAGATCATTGAGGACTTATTGGATATTCAAGTATTCTCTGTTATGGGTACATTGGCAAAAGAACGTATGTCAGCTATCAAGACAGACATCAATGATAATAAGTACGATATTGAAATGGTTGAGAACAATATTGAATCTGCTAAAGAAAACAACGAAGCAATTAAAAAGATTAAGACCGTTGAAGTTGATAAGATCAAAGAAAAGATGAGTAGTCATATTGATGATATAGAAACTAAGAATAGTACTATTGATACTCAAGATGAGATTATGAAAGTACTCTACGATGATATATCTGATAAACCTGATGAGAAACAAAAGTTTGCTGATGCAACCGAAAAGAGAGCTGAACTCGAAAGAAGTCGTGTACAGTTTGAAAAGGAACTATCTTTTTACGAACACAACGATGATTGTCCAACTTGTAAGCAAGGTATTGCTCACGACTTTAAACAAGAACAAATTATAGATAAGAATCAACAGAAAGCTGGTATTGAGAAAGGTTTAGTTGATATAGCAGAAACAATTAAGACTCATCAAGATCGTCTTGGATCTATTTCAAAAATTGAGGAACAGATTCAATCCGTTAACTTTAAGATCTCTGAAATACGAGCTGAGATTAAAATGTCGAAGAATGCATTGGTTGCATATAAGAAAGAACTCGACAATGCTCAGAAAGAAGTTGATGAGGTTGATACATCTAAACTTGAGAATCTACAAAAGAAACTAGATAAACAAGTTGACATACGAACTCAATTACTTGATGAACACGAAGTACTCAATATCGTCCAAACTATTTTACGAGATGGTGGTATTAAGGCAAAGATCATTTCTCAGTACATACCTGTTATTAATAAACTCATCAACAAGTATCTTGCTGCGTTTGATCTATTCGTTGACTTTCAACTTGACGAAGAATTCAATGAAGTAATACGTTCAAGATTCAGAGACAAGTTCACTTATGCTAGTTTTTCCGAAGGTGAGAAACTGCGTATCACATTATCAATTATGTTGGCTTGGAGATCGGTTGCTAAACTAAGATCTTCTGTTTCAACTAATCTATTGATACTCGATGAAACTCTCGACGGCGCCTTGGATGGTGTTGGTATTGAAAGTTTGATTGAGACATTACATGGACTGAACAACGACGATAACATCTTTGTGATATCACATCGTGGCGATCAGTTCGCAGAAAAATTTGAGAACAACCTCAAGTTTGAGAAGATCAAGAACTTCTCGGAGTTGGCACAATAACCATTGACATTCTCTGTCAAATAGTATATAATGGTTGTTCAAATATAAAAAGGCATTATGGCATTGACTAAATTCTATACATCTGTTGAAAGATACGGAAACAATATTTTACATCGAGGCTACGAAAATGGTAAACGTTTCTCGTACCGCGTTCCATTTCAGCCTACTCTATATGTACATACACCGAAGTCTGGTGCAGAAGGTTATCGTTCGTTAGAAGGTGACTTACCTGTATCTCCACATAAGTTTGGTGATATGCGCGAAGCAAAGAACTTCATCGAAGAATACAAAGGTGTTCACGGTATGAAGACGTTTGGTTCAACAAATTATGTAACTCAGTTTATTCAAGAAGAGTATCCTGATAAAGTAACCTATGACGTCAGTCAAGTGAATATCGTATCTTTTGATATTGAGGTTGACATCAGTGATGGTTATCCTAATATGGAAACTGCTGATAAACCTATTACATCAATTGCTTATCATAGTTCTCGAGACGATGTATATTATGTACTTGGTCGTAAGAATTATGACAAGACACAAACTGTAACTGATATTCCTCAAGATAAGATTGAGTTTGTTTTATTTGATGGTGTTGACGGTGAACGTGCTTTACTTCAATACTTTATGAAATTATGGACAACTGATTATCCTGATATCGTTACAGGTTGGAACGTTGAGTACTTTGATATTCAATACATTGTAACTCGTATCATCGCGTTACTTGGAGAAGATACTGCAAGACGGTTATCTCCACACAAATCAATCAAACAAAGATCTCGAGAAATATTTGGTAAGGTCAACTCAACATATTCTATTATGGGTGTTGCTGTTATCGACTATATGGATTGTTTCAAAAAGTTTGGTTACAAGTACGGTCCTCAAGAATCATATAAGTTAGATCATATTGCTTATGTTGTCCTTGGAGAAAAGAAAATAGATTACTCTGAATATGGTTCACTTACTGGATTATGGGAAGAGAATCCTCAACTATATCTTGACTATAACTTAAAAGATACTCAACTGATTGCTCGTCTCGAAGAAGAGACAGGATTGCTTGCGTTAGTTATGACAGTTGCGTATGACGGTGGTGTAAACTACGGAGATGCGTTTGGTACTGTTGGTATATGGGAAGCAACCATATATCGTAAACTGATGAAAGACAAAATCGTTCCTCCACTGAAAGGTGCACCAGGAATGCGAGCAGGAGATCTTGTAGGTGGTTATGTAAAGGATCCTAAGGTTGGTATGCATCCTTGGGTTGTGTCCTTTGACCTTAACTCTCTATATCCACATTTGATGTTACAATATAATATGTCACCAGAAACATATATGCCTGATGATCGTGAATATGTAACTCAAGATATGGTACTCAAAGGTGAATATCAGAATGATCGTGACGGAGTCTCTGTTGCTGCTAATGGTGTTTGCTTTTCTAATAAGAAGTTAGGAATCATTCCTGAAATCATTGATGAATATTATGGAAACCGTTCTGTTATTAAAAAGCAGATGATCGCGGCTGAACAACAGTTCGAGGTTGAAAAGGATCCTGCTGAGCTCAAGAGGCTCAAGCGTGAGATCAACCAATTACATAACTCGCAAATGTCAATTAAGATTGCCATGAACAGTTTGTATGGTGCAACTGCTAACGTATATTTCTTATACTATATTAACGAAATGGCTGAAGCGATTACCACAAGTGGTCAGCTCAGTATCCGATATGCTCAGAAATCAGTGAATGATTACCTAAACAAAATTCTAGGTACTGATGGTGTTGATTACATTATCTATATTGATACCGACTCCATCTATGTTGACTTCGGTCCTCTGATTACAGAAGTGTTTGGTACGACTGATATTGATAAAGACAAAGGTGAAGAGTTCCTTGATAGAGTTTGCTCTACAAAGATAGAACAAATCATCGAAGACGGTTATGAAAAGCTTGCTGCTGATCTAGGTACATATCGTAACGCAATGGTAATGAAACGTGAAAAGAATGCCCACCGTGGTATCTTCGTTGCTAAGAAACGATATATTCTAAATACACTGAACTCTGAAGGTGTACATTATGATACTCCTAAGATATCGGTAACAGGATTGGAATCAGTAAGATCTTCAACTCCTGAAATCTGTCGTGATAAACTCAAGAAATGTTTTGAAGTAATTATGAATACCGATGAATCAGAAACTCAAAAATTCATACGTGATTTCAAAGCAGAGTTTCGTAAACTTGATCCTATTGCTATCGCAAAGACATCAGGTGTTTCTGAACTCAAAAAGTATCAAGACAAAGGATCTATATACAGAAAAGGTACACCAATGCATGTTCGTGGTTCCTTGATGTATAATCACTACCTCAAAGAGAAAGGACTTGATAAGAAGTTTGAAACTATCCAAGGTGGAGACAAAGTCAAGTTATTATATTTAAAGGTACCTAATCCTATTCGCGAAAACGCAATATCGGTTCCAGGACTTTTACCAAAACAGTTAGGACTTCATAATTACATTGATACTGAACTTCAGTTTGATAAAGTATTCCTTAGTCCTATACAATCAATTCTTGATGCGGTCGGATGGTCGGCAGAGAAAAGAGACACAATTGAAGATTTCTTCAGTTAAACTATTGACATTTATATTAAAGTGTGTTATAATATACACTAAACAGGAGAACACTAATGAGTGATGTACAAATTGTAAGGCTATCAACAGGCGAAGAAGTTGTAGCCAAAGTAACGTATGATAAAGGATTCTATACCTTAACGGATGGTATTCTTTTAGTTCCAGCAGGAGAAGGTAAAATTGGAATGGTTCCATTCGTACCTTATGCCGAAAGGAAACCAATTGCTATTGCAGAGAACCACGTTATGTTCGTAGCAGAACCAATGGATGAGTTAAAGAAGCAAGTAATTGAAGCAACATCTGGATTAATTATGCCAGACAGTGGTGGATTAAAACTAGTATGATAAAGATTTACGGAAAAGATAACTGCGCTTATTGTAATATGGCTAAACAGTTATGCGAATCAAAAGGTTTAGAGTATGAATACTTAAGCCTTGGTGAAGATTTTTTTGGAGACGAATTTTTTGATATGTTTCCAACAGCAAGAACCTTTCCACAAATAACAATGGAAGGTGAAGCAATAGGTGGATTTACAGAGTTAAAGGATAAAGTATGAAAGAGTTAGGTTATGTATTAGCAGGATGTTTGTTTATTTCAGGATTCTTTATGGTAAAGATTTACCCAGATCTTGAATACACTGGTGGCAGCGGTGGTCATAGTTGTACTGGACAATGTTATGCTAATTACGTTGAAGAGTTTGGTACTGCACCAGAAATTGAAAGACGCAAAATGTTATTGGCATCAGCAGATGACTTTAGTCAAGTACGTGGTATTTGGACAGGTTGTGCAGCATGTCATGGAGCAGACGGCGGTGGCGGTGTAGGACCAATGTTAGCAGGTCAAACTGCAAGTATGATTACTGATAAATTGACTACATATAAAAACAAAGGTCAGATTGGACCGATGTCATCTTTAATGTGGGGTCAAGCAAGTATGCTATCAGAATCCGATATAACATTAATTGGACAATTTATTGAAGAAGGATTTCCGCAATGAGCAAAGATTGGGTAAAAGATATTAATGATATGCAGTCAAAGTATAAAACACATGACTGGGTAGAGACAGCAGATTTAAATCAGTTGAAAGCGTTCTTGCGTTTTCGAGTAGACTTCCTACAAGAAGAACTTGAAGAAACAAGAACTGCTCAAAAAGTTATCGACTCCGAAGAAATCGTAGATGGTTTAGTTGACCTTTGTGTAGTGGCAATCGGTACTCTTGATGCCTTCGGAGTCGATCCTTATAAAGCTTGGGACGCAGTTCTCGAAGCAAACATGGCCAAAGAACCTGGAGTAAAGGAAGGACGGCCCAACCCACTAGGATTACCTGATCTTATGAAACCTGAAGGATGGACGGCTCCATCTCATGAAGGCAATCATGGTATCCTACCAACTCTAAAAGGAGAATAAAATGGCAAATTTAATATCTGATAGATTGGTAAACGCTTTAGTAGCAAAATACCAAGCACAAATATTAGAAGCACAGGCAAACATTGATGTATTGTTAGAAACACATGTAGGTGTCGCAGAACATCCTGGCATAATTGAAACGTTAGATCATTTAGTAACTCAACTTGCTGATGCAGAAGATAAGCTTAATACAGTAAATGACAATCTAATCGTACCAACACCACCAAAAGTTGTGTAAATTATTGATTCCATTAGGTTTTCCTTATATATAAATTTATATGTTACATTTCTGTAACAAATAGGTAACAAGAAGGAAACAATGAAATACATAGCAAAACAATACAAAAAGTTCCATCATATGATGAAAAGGAACAGAATTCAGAACATTTGGAGAAAAGTTCTCTAAATAAATGAAATAAACCATTGACATTCTTTATGATATAGATTATAATTGTTCTATAAATTAAATAAAGGTTTACATCATGGCTTATTATGATAAGATCAATACTGACCTAAGAAGCAAGCTATTTGCCGAATGTGTAGTAGAAAACCACTCAGTATATAAAGAAAGTCCTTGGAGAGAAGCAATTCTTGAAAGACCTAATGACTTTAATCTAGAACATCTAATTGAACAATGCTTTTCTCTTCAGTCTGAAGGAGCATACAATTTTAACGATGGAATCCACGAAGATTATGATGATGAATCGGAATGCAAAACTGGTACTTGTTATCCTGAAATCCAGTGCGCAGAAATTACAAGTGTAAGATCTAAGCATGGTGTTTTAAAAAGAGGCGCCATTCGAGTAGTTATGCTGAATCCTCATTTAGAAAAGCTACATTATTTCTTTATACCAAAAGATGTTGTAGAAACAATGATGACAACAAAAGACGGCCAAC